CCCCTGCACGAAGGCGGCGGAAGAAAATATAAAGGGCGTGAAATTGTGGAAGCGATAAAGAGGTTTCTTGCGGTAAATTCCGGCTCCGGCTCCGGCTCCGGCTCCGGCTACGGCTCCGGCTCCGGCATTTCCGCCTTCGCCGGACAGCCCGTGTACAATGTGGATGATGTGCAGACGCTTATCTATCATGTGCACGGCAACATGGCAAAGGGCGCTATCCTCAATTCAGATTTGACCCTTTCCCCATGCTATATCGTCAAAAGCGGCAACCTTTTCGCGCACGGCGAAACGCTGCAAAAGGCGCAGGAAGCCTTGCGGAATAAGCTTTTCGAGGATATGCCGGAGGAAGAACGAATCGACGCTTTTCTTGATGAAATCAAGCCCGGAATCCCCTACCCTGCCCGACTGTTTTTTGAATGGCACAACCGCCTTACTGGATCGTGCGAGATGGGCAGACGCGCATTCGCCGCCGATCATGGAATTGACGTTGACGGCGACACGATGACGCTTGAAAGGTTTATCGAGCTGACAGAAAACGCCTACGGCGGCGATGTAATCCATCATGTAAAGGAGAGGATGCAGCAATGAGTGATCTGATCAGGCGCGAGGATGCTGTTGTGGCTCTGTGCGAAACACTTCGCAATGAGATCACGCCTATTGCAGCAGATAATGGAGAACTACTCATTACTGCCGCATTTATGCTCAAATGCAAAGCGGCAATTCGGGGAATACCTGCATCGGCAGGTGAAGCAACACGACACGGACACTGGATTGTGCAAGACAACACATATACCCGATTCAAGTGCAGCTTTTGTCTGACTAATAACCAACCTACCAGATGGCCTTTTTGTAGTCATTGTGGCGCTAAGATGGAGGATTGGGATGAGTGATCTGATTAGCAGAAAGGTGCTACTGAATAAATTGGAAACTTGGCTTTGTGACATCTGTGAGATGCCTAAGCGCGGTGGGCCGTGTGGGGGATGCATTGTAGAGGCCATATCTGAAACGATCAAACACTTTCCCGCCGTGGACGCGGAGCCGGTGCGGCATGGGCGGTGGATACTGGAAGCGCATGACGAAAGAGTAAACTGCCGATGGAATGTAACCGCAAGATGCTCGGAATGCAGCGACGAGGAAAACGAGATTTGGGCTGGTTTTTTCCCCGGCGTTCCCGATTGTATCGCAAAGGATGTTGCTTTGCAGGACGCAAGGCAGGTCAAACTAAGCAACTACTGCCCCAACTGCGGCGCGAAAATGGATGCGGAGGACGCACAGCATGGCCCGTAATCTATACGCCGGATACTGTTACTGCTGCGGAGCCTATGTCCCGCCGGGGTACGGACACTTTGAGCGGAGGTATGGGCAACACCCAAAGTGGCGTATCAAGTGCGTAAAGTGCGCCAGCGGCAGAACCGTAACGGCTGATGACCCTTGTGTGAAAGGCGTGGAGAAAAGGCTTGCGCAAATGGGCGCGAAGATGGACGGAGGTATGTGAAACGATGCCTTGCATCTGGTCTGAAATGCCCTATTGTCCCGCTTGCAAATATGGGCATATCGTGTATTCCGAAGATTCTGATACAGAATGTGAATGGAATTGCCTTTGCACGGATGATGACATTGCAAAGATGGACGGAGGAAACACCGATGAGTAAAGCTGTAATTTGTGACAGGTGTAAAAAAGCTTTTGCAGAGCAAAGCGCGCACAGCATTGAAATGAAACACGCATTCATAATAACTTATTATGATCTGTGCGCGGCGTGCGCAAAGCGCTTTCACGAAGAGTTTATGCGAGATTGGAAGAAAAAAGATGACAGCCCGCAAAATTGATGCCATGCACAGGCTTTTCGGTAAACAGCCGGGCTTGACTTGCTGGAATTGCCCACATCTCACCTACTACGAGCAATCACGCCGCTGGTACAAGTGCCGCCTGTACGGCTTTACAAGCTCAGAGGCTACGAACTGGAAGAAAAGCAATATTGCATGCGGCATGTGGGGAAAACACGCAGAAAAAGGTTTCGTGCCGGTGATCGAGAGATTGAAGCACACGGCGCGAAAAAAACCGGACAAGCCCATAGAAGGGCAAGTGACGATATATGAGGTGAATTATGAAAAAACGCCTGATTGACGCGAATGCGCTGTGTGAAGGGTTGGTTTCAAACCATCCCGTTGTTATTGCGGCGGGATGTGCCCCACCATCGACGCAGTTCCCCGCGAGGAATACAAGCGCCTCGAATTGGAGCTTGCCGCTGCGAAGGCGTACATGCGGTATATGGCGGCAGAGATGAAAAATCCGTGCAGGTATTGCAAACATCTCACGCAAACCGGAGAATGCGGGCAAGCGTGCAGGAAGGAAGATCATTCAGCGTTTGAATGGAAAGGACTGCCGGAGTGGATTTTTTCGGGCGAAAAAGTGGAGAAAAACAGGGAGGAAAGATATGGGGCCGATACCGATTCTGTTGACTAATTTAGAGGATGGTAGCCAGAAGCATTTTGCGTGCATCAGTGATGCTGCAAGATTTGCAAAGGTCAGCCATGACAACGTTGGAAGGCGTTTGCAAGAAATGGAGGCTTATGTGATTAGGAATTGGAAGTTTGAACGCGACAAAACGGCTGATCGCATAAAGCACAAAAATGTAAAATATGCTCAAACCATCAGATATAATGTTCTGACGGGAGAAAAGACCGTCTTTCCAACAGCTAAAGATGCGGCGGAAGCGTCTGACGTAACTTATGTCGCCGTGAGAAATCAAATAATTGGAAGACACAAAGGTACGCACACGGGATACATTTTTAGACTTGCGGAGGAATTTGCATATGAATCTTAATGAGTGGGCAAAAGAAATTCATGACAATGCACTCAAGCACGGATGGTGGGATGATCGGAGAAGCTTTGCGGAAATCGTGGCATTGTGTCATAGTGAGCTTTCAGAAGCTTTAGAAGAAGATCGCGCCTGCCGTCCGATGATTTGGGCGCATGACTACGAAGGCGAACGCCATGTAAACGGCCCGGAAGATATGCCGGAGGGCGCAAAACCGGAAGGAATCGCCGTGGAAATGGCAGATTGCTTGATTCGCATTCTGGACTGGGCTGGAAGCATGGGACTTGACATTGAGGGCATTGTCCGGATTAAACACGAATACAACAAAGGGCGACCCTATAAGCACGGAAAGAGGTATTGAGCATGGCCATTCCGATCTTGGTAAAAGACACAAAGACTGGCGAGGAATATCATGTGGCCTCAATTCAGGCCGCAGCGAAGATGACGGGCGCGAGCGCATACAAGCTCTATCAGGCCTTTTATTCCGGTCTTATCACCGTGAAGGATGGGCACTGGACATACAAGGAAGATCACAGCGATTTGGCAGATCACAGCTCGCCGCACTGCAAGCCGGTTATCCGCACGGATACGCAGACGGGCGAGGAAGTCTACTTCAAAAGCATAAGAGCATCGGCGGACGCGTCTTTTGTGAGTGAATCGACCATATATGGACAGGTAAAAGGCTGCGCAAGAGCAACGCGCACTGGTTACACTTGGCGATACGCCGACAATGCGCAGGAAGGGGCGTAGTATGGGCGCAAACGTAGCAAGGGAGATAATAGTCATAAGCAAGCGGACGGGCGAGAAAAGCGTTTATCCGTGCGCAGAAGCGGCGGCGCGTGCGTTGGGAATGTGCCGCCCAACAATCATAAGATGCATCACCGGAAAGACGAAAAAGCCGCGTCATCCTTACATCTTCCGGTATGGAGCGCTGAATCCGTGGGTGCATGGCGCAGACAAGCGGCGCGCGGTTGTCCGCATTGATCCTGTAACGGGCGAAGAAACGGTCTATGAATCAATCGCAGAAGCGGCGCGGCAAAATGGGAGGGAAACATGGTCTATCGGATGCGTGCTGCGCGGAAAGTACAAAACCACGGGTGGATTCTTCTGGCGCTATGCAGACACGAAAGAAGGTGATAAAAAATGAACGAAAGAAGGGGCGGCGTGCCGATCAGGAATCCGTCCGGCGCGCTTGACCCCACGGCACATGCTGCGCTGGTAAACATACAGCGCGAACAGGGATGGGACGCGGACAAGCAAAGGCAGATGGAGCTTATACGGACACTGCGTTATATCATTGACAAGGCGGGCTACGATCTGATGAATCGGATTGAGCTGCGTGACCGCAAGACCGGTAAGCATTACTTTTGATAGGACGGTGGTAAGATTGCGAGCAAATGATTTTCTCTTCCAGCTCCGCACGCTGGAAAAAAAGATAGAAAACAAGATGGAAGAGCGCGAGCAGTTCCGTGCTATGGCTCTATCCACTACGGCGGCAGGTGCACCGGATACGGGAGTGCGCGTACAGAGCTCCGGAAGCAAGCAGCAGATGGCAAATGCAATCGACCGCTGTATTGACATCGACCGCGAGATTGACGCATATATAGATGAGCTGATCGAGAAAAAACGCGATGTAACGAGAGTGATCGAGCAGCTTGATTCAATCGAATATGATGTTCTCCACAAGATGTATGTAGGCGTTGTGGATAAGTCAAGGCCGGACAAGCGCACGAAGTATCTCACACTAAATGAGATTGCAGATATATACGACCGTTCGTATAACTGGGCAAAGGCAAAGCGCGGTCAGGCTCGGAAAAACGTGCAGCGGATTCTTGACGCTGGGGAAATGTCCACAAATTAGCGGTTTTTGTCCAAAGTTGTCCGCGAATACCCGAAGTTGTCAAGCAATGTCCAATAGAAAGTAGTATAGTTATAATGGGCGAAGCCCGAACGTTCAATAATACATGAAAGCCCGTGGCGGATGTGCTGCGGGCTTTTTGCTTACAAAGGAGTGGTTACATGGGCAAGCTGCGAGAACGCTTCCTATGCCCCACCGTTTTCGGTCTATGACACAAAGCAAGGATGCTGGCAAAAACGAAAACAGGAATGGAAGGCGGTCGGCCTGCAAAGTGAAGTGGGCCGCGATGATGAATTGCTGGGCGGCGGATTGAAACAGCTCGCAGAAAAGCGCGGAATGAAGCTGAACGGCACGAGCATTTTTGATCCGGTGCTGTGCGAGATCATCTATAACTGGTATTGCCCTAAAGACGGCATAGTCTTTGACCCGTTCGCGGGCGGCAGCGTGCGCGGCATTGTTGCGGAAATGCTGGGGCGGCATTATATCGGGATTGACCTATCACAGCGGCAAGTGGACGCAAACCAATTAAACGCAGACAAGCTGGGCGTGTGTCCGGCGTGGCACTGCGACGATAGCAGGAATGCAGATCAATACATACCAGACGGCAGCGCCGAACTGGTTTTTTCGTGTCCGCCGTACCACAATCTTGAAAAATACAGCGATCATCCGCTTGATCTTTCCAATATGAGCTATTCCGATTTTCTGGAAGCATACGGCACCATTATTGCGGTTGCTTGCAGAAAGTTGAAAGAAGATCGCTTTGCGGTTTTTGTGGTTGGCGATATACGCGACAGCAAAGGCGCATACAGGGACTTTATAAGCACGACGAAGCGCCTATTCATGGAACAGGGGCTTTGCCTCTATAATGAGCATATTTTGCTTGAACAGTACGGCACGGCACCGATGCGGGCAGGCGCGGTATTCTCTGCACGGCGTAAAGTGGTAAAAGTGCATCAAAATGTGCTTGTGTTCTACAAAGGCAAAATCAGCAACATAAAAGAGAATTTCGAGAATGATTTCCGGTGGGCAGATTTGGAACGATTAAAGAAATAGGAAGGCGGTGTGGCAGGATGGCGAAAATGACGGCAAAACAGCAACGCTTTTGTGACGAATATCTGATCGATCTGAATGCGACGCAGGCCGCTATTCGGGCAGGATATTCGGGAAAAACAGCAAACCGAATCGGGACTGAAAACCTGTCAAAACCAGTAATTAAGGCATATTTGGCCGAAAGAATGTCAGAAAAAGAATCCGAGCTGATTGCAGATCAAGACGAAGTACTGCGATACCTGACATCGGTTATGCGCGGAAAGAGCGTTGCAAGCGTGCTGGCAAGAGAAGAAACGGGCGCAGATCACGTTATAGAAAAGCCACCGGATGAAAAGGAAAGACTAAAGGCTGCGGAATTGCTAGGCAAGCGCTATGGCTTGTATACTGACCGCATCGAGCAGGATGTGGATATGGAGCTTTCAATCACTGTTGATTACGGCACTGGTGATGCTGAATGAAGATAAACATTCAAGCGAATCCCTGCTTCCGTGAAGTCAACGAAAGCAAGCTGCGCTATATCGTGATGAAGGGCAGCGCGGGCAGCGGGAAAAGCGTTGATACTGCGCAAAACTATATAATCCGCTTGATGCAGGACAAAGGCCGGAATCTGGTAGCAATGCGCAAATCGGATATAACGAATCGTGACAGCACTTTTGCGGAGCTTACGGGCGCTATCTATCGAATGTTCGGCGATAAAGCTGAGCAATATTGGACGATAAACAAAAGCCCGCTGCAGATCACTTGCAAAGTGAATGGGAATAAGATCATCTTTCGCGGCATGAACGATGACAAGCAGCGCGAAAAGCTAAAGTCAATCACTTTCCAGCGCGGCAAGCTGACGGATGTATGGTTGGAAGAAGCGACAGAGTTTACGCAGGCTGATGTTGAGATCATCGACGACCGTCTGCGCGGCGTGCTTCCGGATGGGCAGTTTTATCAAATTCGAATGACCTTCAATCCTGTGAATAAATCACACTGGATTAAGAAGGTCTTTTTTGATATGCCAGACCCGAACGTGCTCTGTCACCATTCAACCTACTTGATGAATCGCTTTGTGGATGACGCATACCGCGCCCGTATGGAGCGTAGAAAGCTCGTTGACTATGAAGGCTGGTTGATCTATGGCGCTGGGGAATGGGGCGAAATCGGGGGCCTTATCCTGCACAATTGGGAGATAAAAGATATATCGCAAAACCTGAACGACTACGACGATATAGCAATCGGGCAGGACTTTGGATTCAACCATGCAAACGCCATGCTGCTGCTGGGAATAAAGGATGACAATATATATATCATTGATGAAATCTATCTGCACGAAAAAGACACGTCGGAGATCATTCAAGAGGCGATAAAGCACGCGATCCCGGCAAGGCGCACAATGTGGTGCGATTCGGCCGAACCGGACAGGATAAAAGAATGGACGAAGGCGGGATTCCGGGCGCGGCCTGTGGATAAGGGCGGCAGCAAAGGAAGCGTAAACGCACAAATTGACTGGCTAAAGCAGCGCACGATATATGTCCATCCTCATTGCGTGAACACCATAAAAGAGATGCAGCAATGGAAGTGGAAAAAGGACGAAAGAACCGGCGAATATTTAGACGAGCCTGTGCCGGTGATGGATGATGCAATGGCAGCTCTGCGCTACGGCGTGGAGGGCTGGCGCAAAGTAAAGAAGTGGCTTGTATGACATTTGACCGGCAGCGCGCACAACGCCTGCGGCCTTTTTACGCGGGAGGATGGGCCCCGCGTTTTTTCTGCCGTTAACCAAAGCATCTCCTTCCACGAGCGCAACCGGCGAACGTGTAAGGCGTTGGCGGGACTGCCGTATTTTGACAAAGCGAGGGATAAGGAATGAGACAGGGAACGACCCCGACGCATGAATTTGCGCTCCCTTTTGATGTATCCGCAATCGCGGAAGTTATGATTATATACGCGCAAAATGATGTGCAGCTTTTCACCAAAGAAACAGCAGATTGCACGCTGGAAGGCCGCACGGTAAGCGTGACACTTACGCAGGCGGAAACGTTTATGTTTGAACAGCACAACAATGTGCAGATTCAGCTTCGCGTGCTTACCACGGCGGGCGAAGCTTTTGCAAGCGATGTGTATTCCGCGAGCGTTGGCCGCTGTCTGAATGAGGAAGTGATCTGAAATGAAAATGAATGTAAACTTTCCGGAGCGTTTCCGCAGATTCAACGTGACATTCCGCGAGATTGGATTGATTCACGGCGCAACATTTACGCCGCATGTGGACGAAAGCGGCCTACTTACATGGGAAAACGATCAGGGCCTTGAAAATCCGCCCCCTGTGCGCATTTCCGGCGCGGACGGCTTCTCCCCTGTCGTCACTTTGGAAGAAACAGAAAGCGGCGTGCGGCTCACTGTAACGGATGCGGAAGGCACGCGCTCCGCCGAAGTGCTGCACGGCACGCAGGGCGAAAAGGGAGAAAAGGGAGATAAAGGCGATAAGGGCGAGACCGGCGCGGCGGGTGCTTCCCCGGCGGTAGCGGTTTCGGACATCGAAGGCGGTCATCGCGTGACGATTACCGATGCCGAAGGGGCAAAGACCTTTGACGTGATGGACGGAAGCGATGCGGATGTGAACTTTGTAAATGGCGCGGCATACGGCAGCTTGCACGGCAAAAGAGCGTTCAAAGAGGATGACTCATATTCGCTCGGAATGGGTGCGGTGGCGATTGGATACGACACAAAAGCGCGTGGTGCCGATTCCGTGGCAGAGGGGCATACTTCGGAAACTACGGAAAAAGGCACGCACTCCCACGTTGAAGGCATGGGGACGATCTCAAATGCGCCCGCACAGCATATTCAGGGCTGCTACAACAAAGCCAACGGCGGGCAGTATGCGCACGTTGTAGGCAATGGCACTTTAGATGCTCGCGCCGACATCCATACACTCAAATGGAGCGGGAAGACTTGGTTCAAAGGCGACGTGTATGTAGGCGGCGACGATGACAGCAACGGCGAAAAGCTCATTAAGAAAAGTGAGCTTGATGCTGCGATTGCAGAAGTTGAGAAGATGGAAGGCCCCGCAGGCCCTCAGGGCCCTCAGGGTGAGAAGGGCGACACCGGAGCACAAGGCCCCGCTGGCGCAGACGGAGCACAAGGCGCAGATGGCGCTGATGGCATCTCTCCCACGGTCGCTGTTAATGAGATCACTGGCGGTCATTGCATCACCGTAACGGATGCGGACGGGGTAAAGTCCTTTAATGTGCTGGATGGCGCGGACGGTGCGCGGGGCCCCAAAGGTGATAAGGGCGACACGGGTGCTCAAGGCGAGCAGGGCATTCAGGGAGATACTGGTGCAACCGGGCCAAAGGGCGAAAAGGGCGACAAGGGAGACACGGGTGCAGCTGGCGCAGACGGATTCTCTCCGACTGTCGCGGTCGAGGACATAACCGGAGGTCACCGCGTGACGATCACGGATGCAGATGGGGCGAAATCCTTTGATGTGATGGACGGCGCGGATGGCACGGGTGCAGGCGGCAGTTCCCTTCCGGCGGGCGGCTCGCCCAATCAGATGCTCGTGACCGACAGCGAAGGCAACACCGTTTGGGAGGACAGGACGCACTGGAAGGAAGATGTATCATTTGAAGTGCTTCCGGAAACACAGTTCACCGCCGATGACTTGCAGGATGGGATGTATCCTAGCGCGACAGATATGCTTGTTCCGCTGGAAGATGGGAAAACATATACTGTCACATTCAACGGCGTTGAGTATGACTGCGCCACCATGTGCATTAACTCTGTGATTTATATGGGCAATCTTGCCGCATTAGACGCATCTTTGCCGGCATCGGACGCGCCTTTTGTGATTATGTATGCGCTGCCGGAAGTGGCGGCACAAGCTGGCATGTGCTGGGGCTTGATGCCGCTTGACGGATTGACTTCCGGTTCCGTGTCTATCTATTACAGCGGCATTACCTATCACAAGATTCCGTCTGAATATTTACCAGAAGGCGTAAGCATTCCAACCGTTGATTTAACAAAATTAGGCGTTGGTGAACTTATTGGTTCAACACCAGCAGAAGATTTCTCAACGCAAAGATGGGATTGCCCGAGTCAAGATACTGTAAATGCTGTTATTCCTGCGCTTGAATCAGGCATAGTGAAATTCAGCTTTACAATGGATTATGATGGTTCGGGGCCGTTTGGTGGAATTTCTTCACTGAACGGTTTTAGCAGGACAATTGTGGCAACTTTGAATCATAAAACTAATAGTGGTATGGACGGAATGCGATACCTTTACACGGGCTTTGTTGAAGGCAGCTTGCTATATGTTGAAATTGACACAAGGCTGTTGAGGGTAGAAACTAAAATCCGCGATTTGTTCGCAACCACTTAACACTTAAACTCCCGAAAAGCTGGTAAAGTGCTTTAAGTTTACGATGACACGCTCAGCGCGGCGTAGGTCTATTAATCGAAATAGGAGGAAGCCATGCTTACTCTCGAAGAAATTAAACATTTTATGGATGAGGACGCTTCCTCCGCGAAAAAGAGCTTTGCGCGGGTTGGGCAGCGTTACTACGAAGGCGATCACGATATTAACTCGTATCGCCTTTTTTACTGGAACGATGACGGCAATCTGGTAGAGGACAAGTACAGATCAAATATCCGCATAAGTCATCCGTATTATACGGAGCTTGTCGATCAGGGCACGCAGCTTATCCTTTCCGGAAAAGAAGGATTTATTCGATCTGATATTCCGGAGCTGCAGAAGGAGCTCGACGCATATTTTAACGACAACGAGGAATTTTGTGCAGAGCTTGCAGAAGTGCTCACAGGCGGGCAGGTCAAAGGCTTTGACTTCATGTATGCGTACAAAAATCGCGAAGATCGCACGGCCTTTCAGCAGGCGGATTCGCTGGGCGTGGTTGAGATCAGGGCCAAAGACACGGACGACGGATGCGCTTATGTAATTTACTGGTATGTTGACCGCATTGACAAGGGCGAAAAGCGCATTAAACGCATTCAGGTATGGGACGCGCAGCAGGTGCACTTTTTCGTGCAGGTCGATGATGGCGAGATCATCAAGGACGATTCCGAAAAGATCAATCCCCGGCCTCATGCGATCTTTGAGGAAGGCGGAGAAACGACCTACGAAGATTACGGGCTGATCCCTTTCTTCCGTTTCGACGGCAACAAGCAGCAGATTTCGAGCTTGAAGCCGATAAAGCCGCTTATTGATGATTACGACCTCATGGCAAGCAGTCTTTCAAACAATCTCGTGGACTTTGACACGCCGATTCATGTAGTCAAGGGCTATAATGGAGATAATCTCGACAAGCTGCAGACCAACCTCAAAACGAAAAAGGTCGTCGGCGTTGATGCGGAGGGCGGAATCGAAGTCCATACGGTTGATGTTCCTTTTGAGGCACGAAAAGCCAAATTGGAGCTTGACGAAAAAAATATTTACCGCTTCGGAATGGGCCTGAACACTTCCGGCCTTAAGGATACGAATGCCACAACGAATCTTGCGATTGAAGCGGCCTATTCCCTGCTCGAATTGCGCTGCATCAAGCTCCGCTCGCGGCTGAAGCAGTTTTTGCGCGGGCCTATTGGCCTTGTGCTTAAAGAGATTAACACGCTCAACGGCACAGACTATAAGCAGAGGGATGTTTATTTTGAGTTTGAACACGAAATAATGAGCAATGCCCTCGAAAATGCGCAGGTCAAAAAGATGGAAGCCGAAACGAAGCAGATCGAAGTCAATACGATTCTCAACGTTGCGGCCAATATCGGCGATGAAGAAGCGTTGCGGGCAATCTGTGAAGTGCTCGATCTAGATTTCGACGAGATCAAAGACAAGGTTGAGCAGATGAATCCGGAAGCTGATCTTCTGAGTGCACGAAAGACGCTGGAAAGCGTGGTGGTAGAGGATGAACCGGCGGCAGAGATTGGTGCAGGAGCGGTTTCTTGATAACGAGGAAGCTGTAATAAAGCGGCTTGACACGGTTTACAAAACATCCCTCCGCGATATTAACAAGTCCATATCCCAGCTTGACAAGAGTATAGGCGAGCTGCAAAAGGTGTATGCTTCCATCGGTGACGATGATATAGGCGACCTTGCAGCCGCCTTTTTTAAGGGCCGCAGACGGACATATACGCCCGCTGAAGCTCGCGAAACGCTGCAGAGTATGATTCAATCGAAAGTCTATCAAAAGGACTTCCAGAAGGCCCTACAAAAGCAGGTGGGCGGCATTCTCGCGGATATGCGAGAAAAGGAATACAAGGCCGTTTCAGACTATATACAGCAGTGCTACGAGGAAGCCTTTGTGGGCACGCTTTACGACCTACACGGGCAAGGTATTCCCCTATGCTTCCCGCTCGATCAGGAAGCTATGGTGAGGGCCGTGCAGCTTGATTCAAAGATAAGTCAGGGCCTTTATAAGCGGCTGGGCGAAGATGTGCCGATCCTCAAAAAAAAGATCATGGCCCAAGTGAGCCGGGGCATTTCCACGGGCATGAGCTGGCAGGAAGTGGCGCAGCAGCTTGCGGGCATTTCGAAAATCGGATATAACAACGCCGTCCGAATCGCCCGCACCGAAGGGCACCGGGTACAGTCTCAATCCTGCATGGATGCGTGCTACAAGGCCAAAGAGCGTGGCGCGGATGTTGTAAAACAATGGGACGCGGCGCTTGATGACCGGACACGCGAAAGCCATGCTGCAGTAGATGGCGAAATCCGGGAGCTGGACGAAAAATTCAGCAACGACCTCATGTTCCCGGGCGATCCTTCCGGCGGCGCGGCAGAGGTCATCAACTGCCGATGCAGGGTATTGCAGCGCGCACGCTGGGCACTGGATGAATCGGAGCTGGAAACGCTGAAACGCAGAGCGGAATATTTCGGCCTTGATAAGACGGACAGCTTCGAGGATTTCAAACGAAAATATTTGAAAGCTGCGGCAGATGACATAACATTTACCCGCGACGATCTAAAGCAGCGTATCAAGGATGACAAGGCGCGCATAGCTTCTATCCGATCTGACATAAGGGCGATAGATAATGATATAGACAACCATTATCGAACGACCTATGATGACTTGAAGGGATTGAAAAAATCGGAAATTTCTGATAGAATTAAAGCGATAGAAGAGCGCGAAAAAGAAGTCAATCCCATCGTGGATAGGCTTTACAACCGGCCTGAACGCGGCACGCCTGAATATGACGCATGGCGCGAATGGAAACGGACGATTGACCGTGATTCGATCTTTGAAGAACAGATGCGGCTTGCCTCCGAAAAAGCAGAGCTTGAAAGCAAGCTGAGCAAATACGGACGATATGAGAACTGGCAGCAGTGGAAAAAAGAACACCCGCTGGATGTTCTCAATTCGCAAAAAACCGCGCTGCTTAATGAGATCACGAATATTGAGGCAGAAATCTCCGACTATAAAGATCAGCTTGCAAATATGGTTATCCCCAAAAGTTGGAAGCAGATCACAGTCGAGCACGATTCCGCATTCGATATTAAAGCGGCGAATCCTCACTATTCAGAGGGCCGCGAGTATCGCGTAAATTGTCAGCGATGCGTTCCGACATACGAGATGCGCCGCCGTGGTTACGATGTTGTAGCGCAACCGTGCCTTGATTGGGACAAGGGTGACTATCTTGCACGGCATTCGGCGGAAGCTTTTGAGGATGCACAAGTCCACTGGGGCCTTGCGGGCACCGGCAAACGCGATATTGAAAAGCTCCTTAAAGAGTGGGGCGACGGTGCGCGCGCTGAGGTCGGCGTAACGTGGAAGGGCGCGAACAGCGGACATGTTTTCGTCGCTGAAAACATCGGCGGCAAAATCCACTATATTGACCCGCAGAGCGGCGAAATGGATGTATCGTGGTATTTCAGCAACGTAAGGACGCAAAGAACGCGCGTCTGGCGCATTGACAATCTGCGCCCGTCTGAATGGATTGAAAAATGCTGTGAACGGAGGGAGTAAAAATGAGCTACGACAAAGCATGCAAGGCCGCTTTTGATTACTATGCAAAGCGCGGCAAAAAGGGCATTTGCGAAGTGAACGACCTCGGCGACGCATGGCTTTTCGCTGGCGGCGATCCGGATGCAGCGGATGACGGCGGGTATGCTGTCACGGTTGATAAGGATTCCGGCAAGATTGCGCCATTCATTCTCCCGGATAGGGCCAACTTCAAACGGCTGCAAAAGGCTGTACCGGTAGAAATCCCGAAGAAATACGCATTCTGAGCACACAAACGACCTGAAAGGGGCTGATTGATTTCAGCTCCTTTTTCTTATGCAAGAAAGGCGGCAGCATGACACACGTTCATTCCGTTAAAGATACAGATGCTCGCTTTGTGATTGATCCTATCACAAGGGCGATAACCAGCAAGGCGCACAAGAAGATCACGCTTATTCAGGGCGACCATAACAGCGAAAAATTCTCGTTCGTGGTTCCGCGATACGTTGAGGCCCACGATATGAGCCTTTGCAACCGCGTGGAAGTCCACTATATCAATGTTGATGCGGCTACAAAGGAGCAGGTCAAAGGCCGATATACGGTAGAGGATTTGCAGATTGCGCCGGACGACGAAAACGCCGTCCTTTGTTCGTGGCTGATTTCTTCCAATGCTACGCAGTACGCCGGAAAGCTGGCTTTTCTCGTCAAATACAAGTGCGTCGAAGGCGATCAGATCACCTATGAATGGAACACGGCGCGATTTGAGAATATCTCCATCACGGACGGCATTGATGCGGGCGATACGTTTGAAGCGGAATATGTGGACATTATCGCCCAGTGGGAAGCTGAAACGATTCGGAGCATCACGCAGACTGTTGCAACGAATGTTGATGCGTGGGCAGAGGCCAGAGAAGGAGAGTTGCGCGGGCTTGTCTACACCGAGGCCGCAAAGACCAATGCGGCGCTGGATGTGGAGCGCTCCCGCATTGATAACATTGTGGCACTGTCCAACGGCAGCACGACCGGCGATGCGGAATTGATGGATATTCGGGTGGGCGCGGATGGCAAAACCTACGCCACGGCAGGCGCGGCAGTAAGGGCGCAGTTTAATGCGGCTTCTCAAAAGATAGGCAAGATTCCTGTGGGTCGAAACGCTGAACGAATCGTTCATGGCGACATCATAGTTGACACAGCAGCGGGCACAATTACATGCAATCCGCACGCTAACAGTAAGCCGTATATTTACGCTAACAACGCATATTGGTTTGTGGATACCTACGCAAATGGTGAGCTTGACTATAAGAGCGTGGTTAGCGCATACGGCAATCATGCGTCGTGGGCTTATGTGGTAGATACGGTAAGTAAGACATTTGCGCTGCGCAGGATTGTGGAAGATGGCGTAAAAGATTTGCTCGCAACGGATATAATCGTGTTCGTCTGCCTGTTCTCTCCGGATGGCGTGGCGACCGATGCACCTATATGCTACTGCAACAACATCTATTTTGACGGAAAACTGCAGCTTGATTTGACGAACATGTTCCTCCCGTGGAATAAGATCATCGGCGGCACTTCCGGAAAAATTGAAATCGACACAACGGCGCAGACGATCACCGCAAGCGGCCTATTTTTCTTTGAGAATGGAAAGTGGGCGAACATCTCCGCCACAAGCGTAGATTTCGCAAGCTATCCTATCCATTCTGGTGGCGAAACTGTCAGAGTGGTATTGAATGAGACGAACGCGCTGGAAATCCGGCATGTTGAGGACGAATACAAGCACGGCGACGTGCTTGTATGTCTGATTTTTGCAAGCGGCGCATGGGTTTTTGACAAGAACAAAATCTACGCCACTGACGAAACGCGAAGAATCATCTATTTGAATGGCTCCGCGCTTCTGGAAAGTGTCGAAAGCTTGAAAAGCAATATCAGCGCTTTCGAGGCGGAGATTTCCAGTGTTAAAAAATCGCTTGCCTTGAATCGCACTACCTGCAAAATTTTCAAACGTGTGTGCTGCTGTGGCGACAGTTACACTTCCGGGCATATGAGCGTAAACGGATTGGCCGCTATCACAAAAGAAGATTTTGCGTGGCCGCACTATATGGCAACGCTTACGGGCAATGAGTGGATCAATTGCGGCGTATCCGGTGCAAACGTGCTGACATGGCAGACCAAAGACAGAGGATTGCCGAAAGCGAAAGCAAGCGGAAAGGTGCAGGCCTATGTGATTGGATTGATGTTGAATGATACTGCGAGCGGTACTGATAGATATGTTCCGATCGGCTCGGCTTCCGACATAGGCACAAGCGCCCAGACGTACTATGGCGGCATGAGCGCGATTGTGCGGCAGCTTAATGCTATTAGTCCGGACGCAAAGATATTCATTCAAACGTGCCCGCGCGGCGAAAGCAAATTCGCACCTTACAATAAGGCCGTGCGCGATATTGTGGCCTCGTATAAAAGTACATATCCCGTCCACTGTTTAGACCTTGCGGAGTATGCGGATTTGTACGAAACGAAAACTGTAAGAGATGACGAAATCGGCGGGCATTTTACTGCGATTGGCTACGAGCAGTTTTCCGAAATCCTTGCCGTGATAATGTCCGACTACATTAACACGCACATTTCTGAATTTCAAAACGTTGCTTTTATCGAGTACGACGAATGATTTTTCAAAGCACCTCCCTCCGGGGCAGTGCTTTTCTTATGCCCTCATAGCTCAATTGGTAGAGCAGCGGATTTGTAATCTGCAGGTTCGGGGTTCAAGTCCCCGTGACGGCTCCATGTCCCCGGCAAGACATATAAAAGGCCGAAAAAATGGCGCTTGATGCAGCGCGTTTACAAAAAGCATCCTTCCCCCGGCGGCACCGGCTATAAAAACAGCGGAAGAGAAGGGAGCAGATATGGAGTTTTTGCGTGAAATCCTCGGTGAAGAGCTTTATGCGCAGGTAGAGGCAAAGATCAACCAGCACAACGGCAACGAAGCCAACAAAGACAAGCTCGTAAAGCTTGCGAATCTCGCAGGCGGGGAATACGTCGGCAAGGGCAAGTATGATTCGGAAATCGAAAAGCTGAACGGCATGCTCACCGGCAAGCAGACTGAGCTTGACACGGCAAACGGCCTTATTGCCAATCTCGAAAAGGCGGCAAAAGGCAATGCCGAAATGCAGGGCCAGTTCGACGCATACAAAACGCAGGTGCAGCAGTTGCAGGAGCAGCTCGCAGAAACGAAGCGTTCTGCGGCGCTCAAAGTGGGCCTTATTGAGGCGGGCTGCTCTGACGTTGAATATGTTTCTTACAAAATTCTTTCCAACCTGAAAGAGCAGGGCAAGGCGCTTGAGGTGGACGAGGACGACCATATCAAAGGATGGGACGAGATTCTTTCTGGCGTAAAGACGAGCCTATCCAACCATTTCACGGCAGCAAGCGGCCGCAAGGTTCTCGGCGATAACAGATTGCCGGAAAGCGACAATGGCCCGCTGACCGTGACGAAAGAACAGTTTGCAAAAATGGGCTATAACGAACGGTTGAAGCTCAAGAATGAAAATGAGCAGCTTTTCAAGCAGCTCACAACCAAATAAAAGAAAGAGGGTATAATCTATGGCACGCACTGGTAACTTTGGCGGCTTTGTATTCGACGAAGAAGTTTTCGCCTCCATGATGCAGGAGGAAGATTTCTGGAAAAATGAGATCATCGCATCCGGCATCGTCCAGCAGGATGCAACCATTATGGATCTGATCGGCAGCAAGGGCAACGTCGCCACTATTCCGATCTATAAGCCGCTGAACGTTTTCGACAGCAACATGGCCCCGCTGAATAACGACGGAAAGACGAATAACGTTCCGGTCGAGATTTCCGGCGACAAGCAGACTTGCATGTTGATTCAGCGTATGAAAGCTTTCAAGTCCAAGGACTTCACCAAGGAGCTGACCAGCGCTGATCCGCTCGGCAATATCAAGTCCAAGATCGCGGCCTACTACAAGCAGGTATGGGAACGCGAGATGATGAATATTGCGGACGCTATTCTCGGCGTTGCTGCACTGTCCGATCATGTGACCGATCTGTCCATCACTTCTGGCACTGTTGGCGATGCTAACCGCATCAACGAAACTACCATGATCGACGCAGAGCAGGCTGCTCTCGGCGATATGGCTGGCGGTCTCGGCCTCGTAGTCATGCATAGCAAGGTATTCGCAACCTACAAAAAGCTTGGTCTTGTTGACTATGGTAAGTACACCGTCGGCAACATCCTGCGTCAGGATATCGAGCTTCCGACCATCAATGGTAAGATTCCGCTCGTGACCGACTATTATACCGTGGATACTTCCGTTTCTGGTTTCCCGGTGTACAAGACCTATCTGTTCGGCGAAGGCGCTTTCCGCTCCGCCGACAAGCAGAACTACGAGAACCAGTACACCACCAACTACGATCCGGAAGCTTCTGCTGGTATCGAAAAATTCTACACCAAGCAGGGTAAGGTTCTGCACCCGAACGGCCTCTCTCTGGCTGTGGATAACGTTGCAGATGAATCCCCGACCTTTGAAGAGCTGGGCGCTTCCGCCAACTGGGCGCTCAAGTTCAACGCAAAGAACGTCAAGATCGGCCTTATCAAGTCCAACGGCTAATTAAGGAGGCGGCAGGCTATGAACCGATTTATTATCGCGGATGGCCTGCCCTACCTGCTTTCGGGCGGCAAAACATACGCCGTGCGCTGGGATGCTGCAGGATTCACGGTGGGCGCAGAAGTCAAACTGCGTGAAGTCCCTGCCGTGACATATAGCGAGCTTTCGATCCTTGCGAAATGCGCGGGCCGCCTTGACAGCATCGGGGCAGAGCCGGAAGCAAAAGCACCAACAAAGAGCCGCAAAAAGGCTGCAAAGGCCGGTGATGCGGAATGATTATTTCCGTTGAAAAAATCAAGCGGCTCGTGAAGCTCGACGATTGGACGGACGAAAAAATCCGGCTGAAGCTGGACGCAATCGAGCAGACGATTCGAGCATATACGAACAACAACTTTCAGGTGCGCACATGCAGGAGCGCTGCTTTTATTGAAGGCGGCGCTTTTTTGTGCACCACGCCCGCCCTTTTCCGCCCTGGCGACACTGTGCAGGTGAGCGAATCCGATCTGAATGCAGGCATCTATACAGTTGCTATCGTTGACGGCCCGGCCTTCACGGTCGAGGAATGCGTGCAGGATGAAGGGCCGGTGCTTGTGACAAAGGTTGCATATCCGGCAGATGTTGAGGCATGCGCCGTCAATCTCATGGAGTGGGAAGTCATTAACCGGGCAAAGGTTGGAATCCAGAGTGAGACGCTTTCCCGGCATTCCGTGACCTACTTCTCGCAGGATGGAGCGAATCAGGTCATGGGCTATCCGGCATCGTTGCTGGGCTGCTTGAAGGCATACAGGAAGGCGCGGTGCTGAGTATGGCTAATATTGGCGGCAACATCGTCGGAACGATTCAGGCGGCATCTACGGGCGCAAGGAATGAGATTGGCGAAGCGGTGCAGGCATGGGCGGATGTTTACGGCATTCGCGGCTGGCTGAGCCTGCAGAACGGTGATAGCAAATATAGCAACTACCGCGCAAAGCTGGAAGAATCAACGCACGTTTTTTTGAGCGACTATCACAAGGGCGTTTACTCCCTTGCGGCGCAAAATACGCGCATGGTGATTAAGGGCTTTGTCTATGATGTTTTGCTGATCGATAATCCGGACGAACGCAACGAGCAGCTTGAAATCTACCTCAAGAGGGTGGGTGCATGGAATGGCGAAGCATGACATCGAATTTTCATTCGAGGATAATACCATCGTCGTAAATCGTGCGATGGAAACAGCCATTGAAGCGGCGCTTCTGGAAGCTGCGGGCGAGCTTGTATCGCAGACGGCGCGAAATACGCGCGTCGATACGGGCAAAACGAAAGGCTCATGGGCGGCAGATGTGCGCGCAACCTCCACGGGATACGAGGCAAAAATCGGATCGCCGGAGCAGAATGCAATCTGGGAAGAGTTCGGAACGGGCGAACATGCGCTGGGTGGAAACGGCCGAAAAGGCGGTTGGGCCTACACAGACCGCAAGACCGGAGAACGTGTGTGGACGTTCGGCAAAAAGCCTTCCCGGGCCTTCTGGAAAGCCTTTAATACAGTTAAGCCGAAAATTGAAGGCTATTTTTCGGAGAAGTTCGGAATTTCCTTCAAATGAGGTGACTTATGGACAAGTTCATATTTATTGCTGACCAAATGGCCGCGATTGACGTTCCTTATGAGCTGATGGAATGGACAGCTACTGTCAAGTATCCCTATTTTGTCGGCGAATTTACGGAAGTTCCCGTTACAACCGGGGATGGATTGGAAGAATCCACGCTCCTACTTACGGGATTCCATCGCGGCAGTTATCTTGACCTTGAAAAAATCAAGGAAAAGATTAAGCATCATTTTCACCCGCGCCACGGGCGGCATGGTAGCACGAAGCACGGCCAGATTGTAGCCTTTTATGACGGCTCCCTTTATCTGCCCACGGGCGAAGCGGGATTGAAGAAAATCCAAATCAATATCACGATTAAAGAATGGAGGAATGACTAATGGGCATTCATAGCGGCATCACAAATGGCACTCCCGCAAAGATTCCCTTTGGCGCTGGCGTGTACTTCGCCGGAATCGAATATAGCGAGACTGTAGCTCCGACCGAAGAAGCCGTGAAGGCTGCAATCCTCGGCGCAACGCAGGACGGCGGCACCGTGACTATCACTCCGGAATTTTTCATGCCGGAGCTTGACGGCGCACACGTTGCCATTGCTGAGCTGCAGAACAAGGTCGGCGAAACTGCGACAATGGAAACATCCATTGCTGAGCTGTCCGCCGATGTGGTCAATCATATGGTGATTGGCAAAATTGGCGAATCCACCGACGGCGAATACGATGTTATCACTTCCGCCGACGCGCTGGCGGCGGGCCACTTCTATGATGGATTCGGATTCTGGGGTCACCTGCTGGACGGTCGCCCGTTTATCATCGTATTTAAGCAGGCGCTTTGCACTTCCGGCTACTCCGCCGAAGGCAAGAATAAGACCAACACTGTATTCAAGGGCACATTCGAGTGTCAGTCCGACATTGAATACAGCACCGTTAAGCTTCCGTATGCAATCTTCATCCGCAAGGCTGAAGGCTGGACGGCTGCAAACGTTGAAGAAGTGGCTTCTTAATTGATCGCCGCGCAAAAATGAAAAGGAGATGATCTATTATGGACAATATGGAAAAGACTCTGCCTGTTGAGGCTCCCGCCGAAACCGAAAAGAAAGCCCCGTGGACGTTGCGTCGCCTGAATGACGACGACCTGTGGCCGCTGCTGGACATTATCGCCGAAGTGCTCCCGGAAGATCTCGCTGACATGTTCCTCGATCTTTCCAGTGGAGCAAAGAAGATTGATGAAGTCGGCGCGGCCATGTTTGTGCGCCTGCTGCGCGCCGTGCTGAAGGACATCCGCAAGGTGCGCGGCCCGGTATACGAGCTGCTTTCCAGCGTTTCCGGCATCCCGGCAGCGGATATTCCGAAAATGGGCTTCGGCACTACCCCGAAGATGATTTATGCAATCATCAAAAACGAGGGCGGTGCTGATTTTTTAGCGGAGCTTTCCAAATTGTCCGAGTAGGTCAATTCAGGTTCTTGGACTTGCTGTATCAAAAATACAGCAGTCCAATGGACTTGATGCGCCTTTACATGCGGCGCGGGCGATTTGGTGAGTTCGTCACCGAAGTCATAAACGCCGAAAACAAGCGCAGGCAGGAAGAAGCAGAACGCGAGAACGAAATGCGGCTCTGGATAGCTTACTGCCACAGCTATTCGAAAGATTCCTATGCGGATTGGAAGAAGGCTGTAAGCGGCTCGGGTTCGGCGCGCGGCGGACGTGACGCAGCGCTTGACGATGACGGCATTCGTGCTATTATCGCGGGCGTATTCCCCGAAAAGAAAAGGGGTGAATAACTAATGGAACTATTTAAGCTTCTGGGCCGGATTGTTGTTGACAATACAGAAGCGAAAAAGGCGCTTGACGAAACGAGTCAAAAGGGCCAGCAGACGCAGAGCAAGCTTTCAAAAGCTTTCTCAGGATTCGGGAAAGGCGCTGTGGTGGCAGGAAAGGCAATCGGCGCAGGATTGGCCGCAGGCGGCGCGGCGATGGGCACGCTGACCATTAAGGCGCTCAACCTGTCCGGCGATTTGGAACAGAATATGGGCGGCTCCGAGGCAGTTTTCGGCAAGTATGCCGGAAAGATGCAGGATACGGCAAAAAATGCCTTTGGGCAGATGGGCCTTTCTACTTCTGACTATCTCGCCACGGCGAATAAGATGGGCGCGCTTTTTCAGGGCGCAGGATTCAGCATCAAGGATTCTATGGACTTATCATCCGGAGCTATGCAGCGCGCGGCGGACGTAGCCTCAATCATGGGTATTGATACAGAAGCGGCTATGGAGGCCATTGCAGGCGCGGCGAAGGGCAATTTTACGATGATGGATTTGTTATATAACCATAAGTGTTTAGTCCATCTAAAACCCGGTGAACGCTATCAGCGGTGTGCGGCATAATGCCGCGCTAACGGTGAAACCCCTAACGTAAAGACGAGGGCAATACCGTGCCAAGCCACTAAATGTGGAAGGTGTAACGACTATCCTTAACGGAGTACGCCGTCTATTGATACGGCGGCGGAAGCGCCGGGGCTTTGCTACCGTTTTTGACCATTTTCGCGTTGAAGTTTTATGCTTTTATGGTAAAATATACCAGAGGTGATAAAATGGAAACGTGGAAAAAGATCGTGGGATTCGATGATTATTCAGTAAGCGATAACGGCAAAATAAGAAACGACAAGACGGGCATTATTCGGAAGCCTCAAACATATACGAAAGGCTACTATTCAGTAAGGCTCAATGGAAAAAATCAATTGATTCATCGGTTGGTTGCAAAAGCATTTGTTCCGAATCCGGAAAGAAAAGCTGTGGTAGACCATATCAACGGTGATCATAAAGACAACCGAGCAAGCAATTTGCGGTGGGTCACTACGGCGGAAAACCTTATGGGACATGGACACGAAGAACGTTGCATGTTTCACAGAATGGGCATACTTGCGAAGAATCTGGCAACCGGTGAGCAAATAGAGTTCGTTTCTAAAACTGAATGCGCAAAACACTTCGGATGCTCTAAGCATCAAATAAAGATAAATCATCTTTATAAGCAGCGCAACAAAGCAGGCTGGATATTCAGCGTTTCAAAACCACATAAAAGCAAAGTATGATATAGTCTACTCCCCTAAAAGGCTCATGCATAAGCATGGGCCTTTTGAAATATCGGGAAACCGAGGGTAAAAAGGAACTTGGGCGTTGCCATGAACGACACAACCCTGAACGCCTATGCGCTCGAAAAGGGCATCGGCAAGACCACCGATCAAATGACCAATCAGGAGAAGATTGGCCTTGCGATGGAAATGTTCATGGAAAAAACCGCCTATGCGGCGGGCAACTACGCCAAAGAAAACGACACGCTAGCCGGTTCGCTCGGCACTGCAAAAGCAGCGCTGACCAATTTCCTCGACGGCTCCGGCGATGTATCGCAGCTCGTGGATTCGTTCAGCCATGCGGCAGACGTGATTATAGGCAATTTGGAAACGATCGCACCGCGTTTGATCTCCGGCATGACCGAAATAATAGCGCAGGTCACGCCGAAAATTGGGCCGCTGATTTCGAAGCTCCTGCCGGTAATTATCGACGGCGCAGTGATGCTCATTAACGGCCTTGTCGCTGCCTTGCCTCAGTTGATCCCGGCAGTTTTGCCAGCCTTGCTTGAAGGAGCTATAAGCATAGCGGTAAGCCTTGCAGAAACGCTCCCGTCGCTTGTGCAAATGATTTTTGTGGAGCTCCCCGCGCTTCTCGCAAAAACGCTTTCGGAATCCACAAATCCGGTCGTAAGCACTATCGGAGATATGCTGCTTAATATCGGCGAAATTTGGCGAGAAACGATTTTTCCGGCAATAACTACGGCGGCAGATGTGCTCATGGGCGCACTTCAGGGCGTTATTGACTTCATCGGAAATATCGTTCAGGGCTTCCAAGACATGGTGCAGTGGTGCAGAGAGCACGAAACTGCCGTGCAGATGATCGCGATTGCGGTCGGCACGCTTACGGCTGCAATAGCGGCATATAACGTTGCGATGGCAATCAAGAATGCGGGCGGCATTGTGGAAATTGCGCAGCTTGCGGCAACGGCAATCGGTGTCGGCGCTCTGACGGTGGCACAAACCGCGCAGACGGTTGCGACAACCATCGGCACGGCTGCTATGAGCGCGTTCGGCGCGGTTTTGTCTTTTGTCACATCGCCTATCACTTTGGTAGTTCTGGCAATTGGTGCATTGATTGCGATTGGTGTCCTGCTCTACAAAAACTGGGATACTATCAAGGAATACGCAATGAAGGCGTGGGAAGCCATAAAGAGCGGCGTGTCTACTGCTGTAAAGGCTGTGGGTGATGCGATCTCTAAGGCATGGAATGCGATTAAGACCGCGACCACAAATGCGTGGAATGCAGTTAAAAACGCAGTAACCAACGCATGGAATGCGATCAAGACAGGCGTTGCGAACGCAATAAACGCCGTAAAGACTACGATCACCAATATTTGGAACGCTATCAAAACCGCAACGACAAACGTCTGGAACGGCATTAAATCAGCGATAACAAACGTCTGGAACGGCATCAAGAGCGGCGTATCCACTGCGATAAACGCGGTTAAAACAACCGTTTCTAACGTGTTCAACGGCGTTAAAACGACTGTGACCAACATTTGGAACGGCATTAAATCCGCGATTCAGAGGCCTATAGAGGCGGCACGCGATTTGGTGAAGGGTGTTATTGACAAGATTAAAGGCTTCTTTAACTTTAAGATTAGTTGGCCGAAAATTCCTATGCCGCATTTCGGCGTCAAGCCGGAAGGCTGGAAGATTGGCGACCTGCTGAAAGGCTCAATCCCGCGCCTGTCTATTGACTGGTATGCAAAGGCAATGAAAGCTCCCATGCTTATGGACAAGCCGACGATCTTCGGGTATGACGCGGCGACCGGGCAGCTTATGGGCGGCGGCGAAAAGGGCAGCGAAGTAGTCAGCGGAACCGACACGCTTATGCGGATGATTTCGGCGACCTTTGCGGGCACTGTAGCAGAAGCGAACGAGCGCATTATTGCCCTGCTTACTGCATTGCTCGAAGTGGTGACGGGCGGCAACCGTGAGATCATCGCGGCGCTGCTTGCGGGCCAGACAATCGAACTCGATAAACGCGAACTGGGAAGGACGGTGAGGGCGCTTGCTTGATAACTTCATTTTTGAGAATCATCTGGGCCAGCGCTTCACTGGCCTTGAATACGGCGTTTATATTAACGAAAGCGATCTGCGGGACTATGAATGGAGCTATGACACGATCAACAGCCGCATATCTCGCTTTTATCGCGGAATCACAAAGCGCAAACTGCCTTTGATCGTGCATGGCAGCACAGCAGAGGCGGCGACCTACGCAAAAAACAAGCTGCACGAGCTTGCGGAGGTTGATATTGCAGCGAGGCAGGCGGGCCGCGTCTATGTAGGCGACTACTATACACGCGGCTATCTCACGGGCAGCGCGAAAAGCGAATATCACCTTGTAGACAGGTATTGCAAGCTTGATTTTTCGCTTACGAGCGATGACCCGGCATGGTATAAAGAGCAGCGGCACGTCTTTGTGCAGGGCGGCGAAACCGATGTTGGCACCGACGGCGGCACCGACTATCCATATGACTACAAATACGACTATGCTCTTTCCTTGACCGGACGCAGCATTCTTTGTGATGCGGTTGGCAGCAGCGCTTTTCGCCTTCTGATATACGGCGAAGCTAGCAATCCGACAATCATCATCGGCGGACATGCTTATGCCGTCAACGGCACGATCGGAGCAGGTGAAAGCTTGCTGATTGACAGCCTCGCAAAGACTATCACGCTCACCACCTCAACGGGAGCGAGCGTGAATTGGTTTGACCGGCGCGCGCGAGAGAACTACATTTTCGAACCGATTCCTGCCGGAAAGGTAACGGTCAGTTGGCCGGGCACCTTCGGATTTGAATTAACCACGATCGAGAAACGGAGTGAGCCGCGATGGACTTGATTTACACTGACGCTAACCGCGTCGATCAGGGCGTGCTTGCGGCTCACGCTCTCGACCTTTCATACGGCGCAAACGAGAATGATTTTACCTTGACCGTAAGTGCGGACGAAAAGCCGATTGAATACGGCGCTGTTATCTACATTGAAGGGACCGAGTACGGGGGCATCATTGACGGCGCAGAAACTAGCACGAATGGCGATACAGTGACCTATTTCGGGCGGACTTGGCACGGCGTTTTGAACAGCAAAATCATCGTTCCGGCGGCGGGAGCGGATTACTACACTGCTTCCGGCGATGTTGTGTTCATCGTGGATACGCTCATATATGATCTGTCGCTCGGCGGGCTGTTTTACACGACATGGGAAGCGTCCGGCGTTACGGTGAATAATTATAAATTCAAGCGATATTGCGCCGGATACGACGGAATCAGGGACATGCTCACAAGTGCCGGAGCAAAACTGCTCATAAGCTGGAACGCGCAGGCCCGAAAAGTGCAGCTAGACTGCGCGCCTGCGGTTGACTACTCGCAGAATCCGGTTGACGGTGATATGGCGCAGCTGAAAGTCACGCAGAACGCGCAAAAGGTGAATCATCTAATCTGCCTCGGCAAAGGTGAGCTTTCCGCGCGCGAGGTGATTCACCTTTACGCGGATGCAAGCGGAAATATCGGCGATACGCAGACATATTCCGGAATCAATGAAGTGGGCAACCTACGATAACACTAACA